TTGGCGACGCAAGCAAAGGTGTGGTGTTCAAGGACTACAAACTAAAGGAGAAGAACACATGAAACTAAGCAATACCGAACAGGCCGTGTTGGATTTCTTGACCACGCCAAAGAGCGCTATTGAAGTGATGGAGCACGTCGGTCACAAGACCCCGCCATACGGCATCCTGCGCCTGCTGCAGCGCCTCGACCTAGTTGACAAGATCAGCAAGTACGATCGCGCCAAGGCTTTGTTTGTGGCCAGCGGTCGGCCAATGTCTATGGACAAGATGTACGTCAAAGTGCGCACGCCGCAGACCGTGATGGGGGTGAGGCTATGACAACAACAAAGACCAAGCGCGCAGAGATTCTCAACAAGGTCGAGCAGATCATCTGCCGCGACAGACAAGACGTGCACGGTGCACCCGAGAATACTTTCGCAGTGATCGCCAGCTACTGGTCGGCGTATCTCTCGCAAGAGTGCGGGCGCGAGATCGATCTATGCGACATCGATGCGGCCGTGATGATGACGCTCTTTAAGATCGCTAGGCTGCAGGTGAATCCGAATCACGACGACAACATCCTCGATGCCATCGGGTACCTGGCCATTGCCGGCGAGCTGATCGATAACGTCAAGGGTAGCGACGAGCTGCTAAACCAAAGATGAAACTGTGCAAAAAATGTGGCGGCAAGTTTTTGCTTGCTTGTTTCTCTAACGACAAGACCAGGCCAGACGGAAAATTTCCGTGGTGCAAGTCGTGCAAGTCTGATCACGCCAAATTGCAGCGATCTGTTCACGGCGATCGCATTCGCGAACAAAAGCGAAAAGACTACGAACAAAACAAAGACAAGTACATTAAACGCGCAAAACAGTGGAGCGCCAACAACAAAGAGCGTCGTAAAGAAATAGCGCTTGCTCATGCTAAGCGCGCATATGACAAAGACCCGATGCGGTTTATAGCGCGATCGCGGGTTGTCGCTGCCTTTATTAGGTCTGGATACACCAAGCGTAGCAAGACAACGCAAATAGTTGGATGCGATTGGCCAACTCTAAAACAACACATCGAGCGCCAATTTACCAGAGGCATGACTTGGTCCAATCATGGCAAATGGCACATTGATCATATTGTTCCAATATTAAGCGCAAAGTCAGAGGCGGATGTTATTGCGTTAAATCATTACACAAACCTTCGGCCGCTATGGGCAAAAGAAAACTTATCAAAGAATAACAAACTAATATTTTTAATATGAAACTCGAGCTACGCTGGTATCAACAAGAGGCTGTAGACGCATTGCTCGCCGCCTTAAACGACGGGCACTCTGCGCCATACGTTTCTCTGCCTACCGGCGCCGGCAAGAGCCTGGTGATCGCTGGCTTTATCAAGACCGTGCTGGCCAACTGGCCAGGGTTGAACATTCTGGTATGTGCCCATAGCAAGGAGCTGGTGGATCAGAATTCCAAAGAGCTCAAGGCATACGCACCGCACATCAGCTTTGGTGTGTACTCGGCCGGGTTGGGAAAGCGCCAGCTCAAGCAGGTTACTTTTGCCAGCGTGCAAAGTGTCTGGAATAAGAAACCGTTTCACGGCCGCTTCGACATCATCATCATCGACGAATGCCACGCTGTCAGTCGCAAGGAAGACAGCATGTATTACAAGCTCATCGCCAATAGCTACGCCAACAACCAAGACCTGCGCTTGATCGGTCTATCGGCGTCGCCCTATCGGCTCGACAGCGGGATGGTCCACGAAGGAGATGACGCCATCTTCGATTGCCTGGCCTACGAGGCGCCGATGGTGCGTCTGATGGAAGAGGGGTTCCTGTGTCGGCTTACGTCTAAGCACGGAGACAATGTTGACCTATCTGGAATCCGCACGACCGCTGGCGAGTACAACCTGGGCCAGCTCGGTGAGCGCATGTCGGCAATGGAGCTCATCGAGCACCACGCTGACTTGATGATGAAGCTCTGCGCAGACCGGGGTAGCTGGCTGGTCTTTTGCGTTACCGTCGAGCACGCATCGAGAATCAGCGCAGTGCTCTCCCGGCGCGGCGTCGCATGCACCTACGTCAGCGGCGACATGCCGGACAACGAGCGCGACAGCAAGATCAACGCTTTCCGCAATGGCGAGCTGCGAGCTCTGGTCAACTGCAACATCTTGACGACGGGGTTTAATGTGCGCCAGGTGGACGCGGTTGTTATGCTGCGCCCCACCCTGTCTCCAGGCCTATACATCCAAATGGCAGGCCGCGGGTTGCGCACGCATCCGTCTAAAACGAATTGCTTGATCGTTGACTGCGGAGGCAACGTGCGCCGGCATGGTTTTATCGACAAGGTGACCCCGCCGCGCAAAGGCAAAAAGGGGCCACCGCAAGAGGCACCTGTCAAGGAGTGCCCTAAATGCGCTGCTCTGGTGGCCATTATGACAAAGACCTGCGAGTGCGGCCACGTCTTTCCGATCGCCGAGCGCGAAGCGGAGAAGGCCCACCACGTCGGAGCCATCCTATCGACCGAGATCCCGCCGGTGCAGCTCAAGGTGGACCAGGTGCGCTACACCAAGCACACCGGCAAGAGCGGCGTGCCCACGCTGCGCGTGACCTACTACTGCGGCATGCGCTCGGTCGCCGAGTACGTCTGCCTCGAGCACGCCGGCTACGCTCGGACCAAGGCCGTGACCTGGTGGAACACCCGCTGCCCGGATCGCATTGCACCGCGCATGGTGGACCAGGCGCTCGAGCTCACCGACGAGCTCGCCACACCCAGCTCGATCATCGTGAGCTTTGTAGGTAAATACCCTGAGATCCGCTCTCACCAATTTGATGTTGCAGAAATCGAAACTTAATAAGGAGATCGCTATGTATGACCAGAAACGAAACCTATTTATCAAGCGAAGTCGTCGAGCCGTGATGATCGGCCGCGTCAAGACCGCAGCGCTGGTCGTGGCCATTGCGGTCGTGCTGCTCTGGGCCACCACCTGCAACCTCACCCTGACATCGAGCTGCTTCTNATGACAAGTCGCATGCACGAATTCNTCTCNACCCGCCGGCGCTGGATCACTACCAAGGAAGTCGCCGACCGTTTCCTGGTNTCGCANACCACCGCCTACAANGTCGTGCGCGAGCTGNTGGACAAGAACCTGATTGAGATTCGCAGCAATCCANNCGGCCGCGGGTTTCAGTACCGATGCAAATGTTCCTGACCAAGGAAGAGCTGCAGGCNCTCACCGGGCGCCAGCGCCGCGACGCGCAAGTCGCAGCCCTGCGCCAGATGGGCATCGAGCACAAGATCCGGCCAAACGGGCCCGGTCGCGTGCACCCAGCTCAACCCATTCAGGGCTTTGCGTTTAATCCTGGCGAGCAATTTGGCGAAGAAACCGCCCTGCTCTACGTCGAGCGCACCAAGCGCATGCTCATACAGTACAACCACAACTCGGTGCGCGCAGGCTCAATCCAACAATACCTAAACCTATTTCACGCCAACCCCGATCACGCACACTTTCTGGACGTGATGATTGATCCAAACGCAATGCGCCGACTGCAACAAAAACAGCAATTTCACCGCGTAGAACTGAGCATCGCAGTCGAAAAGCTCACCCCGTCCGACCGTCAACGCGGGCTCTCCGTGATGGCCGCCATCGATGCAACACAAGACCTTGGTGCGCGCAATCTGGAAATCAGCTTTTCCATGGGGCATGGACGCAACGCTGGAATGAAAAAAGAAAAGGTCGATGGCCTAATGAACTGGGTCATGCACTTGCTGCGCAGAAATCCGGACGCCCTGTCCAAAGCCAAAATGAGCGGCAAAGAAAACATCGATGGCGTAAGCGAAGTGCTCGACCTACTCCACCAAAGGCTTACGTTTGACGCAGGCGAGCTCGATATTTCAAATGACCGGCGAATCAGTTTGGATCTTCGCTGCGCCGCGCTAGATCGTGCAGATCGAGCGTATTAATGAGAAAATAAACGCTCACTCGGGGGTCTATATGTCACTGTTTTTTGAGCGTACTCACCCGTATATTTTTGCGGCAGCGGCATTTATTGCCTGGGCTGTGTTTTCGCCAAACATTCCGAACGGGCAAGACAACATGCTTAGCGCAGCCATTACCGTTGGCGCCATTTTGACTGGCTTTGTAGCCACCTCAAAAAGTATTTTGACAAGCTTAAAAGAAACGCCAGTCATGAAGTCTTTGGAAGAGTCGGGCCACCTCAAAGACCTGGTGAGCTATTTGGCGCAGGCCATTTATTCCAGCTTTTTTTGGTCGATGCTCTCGCTTGTCGGTTATTTCGTAAGTAATGTCTCTTATTACTGGCCGTTGTGGGCTGCGTCTGGCGTGCTTGCTGCCTTATCCTTTATTCGGGTAGTGAGAATTCAGATCAGAATTTTGTCGTGCTAAACCGCACGCTGACGTGCGCACCACCGAGCTCATCTACCGGCGCAAACCAGAAAAGGTGGCGCCATTGAATAGGACAGTCGGGTCTGAAT